TGGACGTATCCACCCACAGCTGACCGTTGGCTGGTGATGTTGGAACGTCTGACCCTCGCGTGGTCCCAAACTGGACCATCTCCAAGCCCAGGTTTTCTGCCGTGATCCGCTTGGTCTCGGTATCACTAACGTCAACAAAGACCAGCAGGTCATTTTCGACCAGAGTCTCTGATGCTGTTAGCTGAGATATGCGACGGTCAGCCATCAGTAGCCAATCACTGTGATGTCAACCAGACCGGTTACACCAGATCCGCTGGCATCGAGACAACTTATCGTAACCGAGGTGGTGGATTTAGCTGTGACCACAGCAGTCACCGCAGTTGAACCGCCGGTCTGAAGGGCAGTGATCTGCACGCTTTCAACACTGCGGAATGTCCTGTTCAGGCTGACCTCAGTTCCAGCGCTGCTAATCGCAACGTCATTCTGTTTCTCGATCACGTCGGGGTAATCAAGCTGGGCGGTCAAGGCAGTGATTTCACCGGCAACAACACCGTCAGGCGATTTGAAGGTGGTTTCCACGCGGTAGACATCACCCAGCAACCTTTCGTATGGGGCGTAAGGGTGAACAATGCCGCCCTCAGCCAGCTCGGTGTCGCTGTAGAAACGCTGCTCACCCAAGATGCCAAATGCTGCACCTCTGACGGCATACGTTCCAGTGGCAGTGCCGCTAAGGGTGATTGCCGTGCCACCTTGGGTAGCCGCAACACGGAAAACGGTACTGGTCAGATCAGTCGAAACGACGTGATAGGTCGTCCCAGTAGAGATTCCGGTGGGCAAGCTGCCCGCAACTTCGACAAACTCAAGCGTGTCGTTGACCTCAAGCAGGTGAGGAATCGTCGAACCGCCTCGCTGTAGCTCAAAGCTGCTGCTGGCAACAGTGATCACGACAGGCGTGTCTTCCTGCAACAGCTTGTCATCGTCGTTGGTGCCATCAGGCTCCTGCACCAGCACGGTGTCTTCGCCAGTCAGGGCAACCAGTTTGTGCTGGTACGTTGCCGTCGCGGTGGTGCTCAGCAGCAGGTTGCTTTCAGCCTCGTTGTTGTCGAAGTTCCAAGTGAAGATGCTGTCTCGACCTGCATCGGTCTGGACCAGATCACCATCACCATCGACCTCGCAGTTGATGTAGTTGCCGACCCAGCCACCATCGCCTTGAGTCCTGGCGTTAATCGTTGCGACCGCGTTGCTAACTGGCGGAGCGCCAATGTTGACCAGCACAAAGGCAGGAAGATCAGAGCGCCAGTTGGTCGCATCAACCGACTTGACCATCACCACCCAGGTGTCAGCGTCAAACAGGCTGGTTTCAAACCACTGCTGGTTGGCGTTCAAGCCACCGGACGCCAATTCGATACCTGCGCCCCAGCTGGCAGATAAATTCAGGCGAGTGGCAAGCGCTGCCGGACCGGAGACGTTGTACGTCCCAGTGGCAGTGCCCGTCAGGTTGATTGCGGCGCCACCTGCAGTCGCGGCAAGCTTGAACTCAACGCTGTTGAATCCTTCCTCTGCCACGAAATAAGTGGTGCCAGCTGTAATCCCGGTGGGCAGTGTGCCAGCACTAGCGGCAAAAACGATCTCTTCGCCAACAGTCAGCAGGTGCTGGTTGGTTTTGATGCCGATAACCGTTGAGGTCTTGACCGTAACGATGTCAGTGGCAACGTCAAACTCAACAATGTTGTTAGCGAGCTGACCGCGTTTGAAGCGGACTTCATAGCCAACAATGTCGCTGACGACCTTCTGATCCCAGCTGCCGTATTCACTCAGCGGCAGTTGCCAGCTAAAACGCTTGCCTACACGGTTTGCGCTTTCAACGACGCTGAAGTTATTAGGCGTTGGCGGTGCAATCTCGGCACGCTCCACCACATCGTAGATGTAATCGTCAGGCTCTTCGCCAAAGACTGCGCTGGTGAAGCTGATCCGAATGTCGTAGGTGTCTGGCGCGTGGAACGCAATCGTGTAGTAACCCGTCAGCGGGATGTCAGCCAGGAAGTAGTAGCCATCATTCCCAGGGGTTTTGACGCCAGGAATCTCACCGCCTTTGAGGTTGCGAGGGCGTGCCCAACATTTGAAACCAGTAATCCGAGGCAGGATCGGGCACGTTCCAGGGTCAACAATGATCAGCTGGGTGCCGTCAGGCTGGTTGGCGTGAGTGACGGTGGCGTTGAACTCAGCTGCACTGAGATCAGGGATTGCATCAAAGTCAGAAACGGTGACTGCAGTGAACTCGCTTTGACGGCTCAGGCGGTCAAAGGTTGCAGCGCGGAACTCGTAGCCCGTGCCATAAACATGGTCAGGCAAGCTGACTGATGCATTGGTAACTGAGGTGACCTGCACCTCATTCCATTGAGCCGCTCCGGTTTGGCGCCACTGATACCGATAACCACGAATCAGTACGTCGTCTGCACCATTGCGCTCAGGCGCTTGCCAGTTGGCATTGATTTGGGTGCGACCGTTGTTGTACGCCAATTTGGCGGAAAGGCTGACAACGGCTTGAGGCACTTCAAGCGTGAAACGATCCTTGGGAATTGCAATTGGCAGGTCGTTATCGACGTAATCAAATTTGCTCGCGTTGTACTGGATCGCCTCAACTTGGAAGACAAGTGGCTCAACCTCTGCGATTGCCACGATCTTGTAGAGAGCAGCCTGCATGTCAGACCACTCCAAAACCCACAGGGCGTTGACCTGGCTATCAACGTTGCCGTCAACAACAGCGGTGGTCGTGCCAAGCGAATCAACAATGGTGACGCCTTCAAGCACGTCGCCGTCTTGAGTAACCAGAACATCAGTGCCAGCCTGCGTGGCAATATCCCGCAGCTCAGGATTGCCCCGGTCTTGCGATGCGCTGATCAGGTTGTGAACGCTGAGTTTCGGGCGCTTAGTGATCGTGCTGTCAGGGTTGGTGACGGTCTCTCCGTCAGGCACCACCAGCGTCAGGGTGTAATCAATCGCATCATTCAGGCTCAAGACAGCGTCGAGCGTGATGTTGTTGCCACTGATTTCTTTGATGCGACCGCCCAGGCGCTGACCCTGTTTCAAGGGATCGGCAATCTGAATAATCTCGCCAACGCCAGCAGCCAAGCCTTCAGCCGCAATGCGGAAGCTGACTTTCTCTGTCAGATAACGGTTGGAGAACAGCGTGTGTTTTGCTGCTCGCAGTGCCTGACCGCGTGAAGTAACGCCAAGCAGGCGCAGGTCAATCGGGTTGTAGCCAAAGGTCTCCAGCAGCGCGTCATCTTGCTGGTACTCGGTGACGCTCGAATACGCCTGGTTGGGGTCGTCCCAGTTAGCCAGAACGACTGATTTGCGAGCGCCTCGTGCTGTGCCGCTGTAATTAAAACAGGGTGAGTTGACTTGACCGGAATCGTCAACTTCCTGAATAACGTTGGCTTCGCTGAACTGCTGAACCGGAAGCTGCTCGCGGTCCTGGGTCAGGAACAGCTGTCCTTGGCTGTAATAAATTAAGCCCCGGAAACAAGACGCAAGGCTGTTCAGAACCTCATAAACACTGCCTGCGTTTTGCAGATAAACATTGCACGTAAAGCGCGGCTCAGTCCCTCCATTCCCATCGGGGACTAATTCATCGCAATACTGACTAACGGTGTAGAGATACCACGGGTCAACCGAGATATTGGAAACATACCGCGCCACGCCGAAGCGATCGTTGACCACAATGTCGCGGAAGATCCACGCGGGATTATCAGTCCAAGCTGTCTGGAAAGTGCCGTCCCAGATGCCGGTGTAGACACGGGTTTCAGCGTTGTAGTTGCTGGGGACCTGGACACGTTTGCCGCGCAGCCTGACCGAAACATTCGGGATGCTGTTGAACTGACGGGCATCAACCTTCAGCGCCAGCAACGCAGTATTTGGATAAGCAAACTTCTCATCAATGATTTCAACTAACGACTGCCACCTGAGTAGGTTTGACACATAACCGCTGCTGTCATCGCCTGTCAGGCGAGTCAAGCGGATTGTCCAAGGTCCGGTGCCATCCAGGTCAAACTCATAGGCACGTTGGAACTGGCTGTTTGATTTGCCGCTGACAGTTGGCGAATCGATCTCAACGTATGAACCACCGTTGGCTGATACTTCAATCTTGAAACTAACGCTAGTTGCAACTACGTCGCCGTTATCTTTGTTGACTGCCTGCAATGCAGGGTGAGTCATAATGATCCGGCACCGTTCTACATCGGTGTCGGTAATGGTGCGAGTCAGAGCACCAGCAGTAACGGTCAGATTGGTATTTACGCCAACGACATTTTCGGTGGTGCTAAAACCTTCAATAGGCGTCTGGGTTTCATCCGTCCCAGTACGGTGCTCAATCGTGTAGCCCTGGAAGTTATAAGTATCGTCTTCGTTCTGGATCGGCGTTGAATCCAGAAACGTGTCTTTTGTGATGCTGTTAGGGAAACCTTCAATCTCGCCCTCGCTCAGTGCATAAACGGTTTTTGCAAAGGCAACCGAAAACAGGTTGTTTGCTGCAACAGTTGGCTGCCTAGTAGTAGGCGCTGCAATGGTGACGTTTTGCTGAACCGTCTGCTGGACAACTTGTTGCCCGCCGCCACCGCCACCAGCACCGCTGACTTCAGGCAGATCTTGAAAGTCTTCCATCAGAGGCTGTTCTGCAGTTCCAGACCGAAGCTCAGAATCGCTGTCGATCCGATGATGCGCTCACCGTAGAGCACTGGAACGACTTCGCCCTGCTGAGTATTGGCGTTGGATTTATCAAAGGTAAATGACTTCCTTTGATCTTCACGACTTCTGCCACCT